AGAGGCGCATATCCGCAACCATCGAACAGTTCCTCTAAAGGGCGCTGTTCTTTGTATCGAATCGGCTCGTCACCCCAATCTAGTTCACCATTTGGGCTAGTAACCCACCACGCCACAGGCTTTTGCGCTGGCTGTACTACACCATTAGCCCCATTGTTCCATGCAATTTTGCACATCCGTTTTGTATGTTCTTCCAAATCATGGTGCGTATAGGGTGGTGCGCTGCCTTCGTAATACCACCATCTTTCAAAAGGGTCTGAAGGTGCATATTTGTCCGCAGCCATAGCTTTCTTTGATTCGTAGCCTGTCATATCACCCTAATTTATAAGTTAATTGATACAAAAAATAATAAAACAACCCTGCTGTGATGGTAATTGTCAACACAGCAATCAGCAACTTTAAACTGGCAAACACTTCTTCTACAGGGTCGGGATCATGCAGTTCGGGCATTTCTTTGTTCATGTAGGCTTTGTCTGCGTCAGTCATTTGGCACGCTCCTTGAGCATCAAGTCGGCAATCATGTACGCCTCTTCAGCCAAAAACTTTGTGTGAACAAATAAAGTTCCCTCATCACCTTCTTCATAACCCATTTCATCACCATTTTCATCAACGAATTGCTCTGCCCTCTCTGTTCCCATCAAACCAATCATTGCCTTTACCGCAAAGTGGTCACGCATAGTCATGTCCCTTGCGTAGCCGCCAATCTTTACCATCCCGTCCGTGTAGTCTTTTTCTATCTCTTGGTTATCTTTCATTTGTATTCCTCCATGCGTTTGTTTAACCGTTCAATTCTGGCTATGTTGTACGCCACAATGCTTTGCGCGTATTCAACGCCTGCCTCTGCTTCTAATTTAGACAAATGAGCATCAGACAAAGATGCAGCTATCATTTCAAGCGGAGTTGGTTTTTTAAATGGTTCGAGTAAAAGTTCAAGTAGTTTTTTCATGTGTAATCCTCATGATTACCAAAATTCTTGGTTGCTGCCCAAACTTCATCGCTTACATCATCTAAGTTAATGGGCAATCCTTCAAACACTTCGGGGTAAAACTCCGCAAGGCTTGCGTTCATTTGCTGAATAATTCTGCCCATTTCTAAAGGCGGTATAAATCCTCGAATCAATGCTTCGCGGAATTCTTCTACAAGTACATGGATGTTTTTCACGTTGTTTCCTTAAATAGACCCCTGCAAAATTGCTTGGGCTTGTGTGAATTATAAGCGCGCTTACACTACTTTTACCAACCCTGCAAAATTATTTTTATTGTGCCGACTTGTCTTGCATACGTTCGTTTGCGCTTTCGGTGCGCCAAATCTCCGTTTTCATTTGCGCTGCAAGCAATTGCCATTTCAACGTTTCTTCTTTTTCTACCGCTATCGCTAACCCTGCCAACACCACTTTGTAATCAGCATGGGCATACGCTTCACGTTCTTGGCTTGCCGCTGAATCGTAGCCTGCAACCATTGCATCTTTCATCAACAATGCTTTTTTAGTCTTGCGGAATTCTTCTAAATAAATTCGCTCTGACTTTGCTTTAGCGTATAAAGGCGCATTGGCAATGATGAAATCTACTGCTTTGTATGGTGTTCTCATATAAGTCCTATTGCTTCGTAAAATTTTTCTATGGGTGCAAGCACATCCGCTTTAACACAAAACCGATTGCCGTAGCCCCAATCGTGCCTGTAAAAGTTTTTCACAAATTTGCCTTTGCTTATAAACCCGTGTATTTGCACTGCTGATGCCGATTCAATGCTGCACAAAATTGCCCAATCAGTTTTAAAGTGTTCTAACTGGTTAAAAATCAAAACCTTTTCGGGCATCATGTTGGTCTTGATTTGAATGGTGTTGCCGTTTAGCACCATGTCTGTGCCGCCATCGCCTGCAATCATTAGTGCCGTGTCTACCTTTGCATTGATAGACCTAGCGACTGCATATTCTCCAAGCAAGCCTGCATAGTTAACGGCAAAGTCGCTTTGATTGCTTATCTTGCGATTTTTTATTTGCCCTAATTCTGTCCGCACCGCCTTTGCACTTTGACGCACCGCAGCATGATGCGCTGCAGCAATGATTTCTTCGGGCTTTAGGTGTATCAGCATATAACCCGCAAAGCCGCCAATGCAGCCTTTGGACCATCTACCCGTACCAATGTGCCGCCACCCCATTTATCAAAAAAATCTTGCTGTAATGCCGTTAAATGTTTCTTTGGACCCGTTTTAATTTCCATCAGCATGGTGTGATTTTTGTAGCCCACAAGCAAATCAACAGGCAATCCAATAATCCAAACGTAAGCGCCTGCCGCCCGTAACGCTTCAATTACTTGCGTTTGGTTTGCATCCACTCTTGCTGCGCGTCTCATTCATTTGCTCCAATACATATTGTTTAATTCCGCAAAACATTGGTTGTTCATCCAACTGTTTAACCCGCGCCCATGCGTATTCTTTCCACCCTGCTTCCTTGCATAGACCAAGGTAATGAGCAAATATGCGTTCGCGGATTTCATCAGGATTCCAACGCATTGCGTGCCATTTCCACTACTGTGGGTGACTTCTTTGCGCCAGCAGCGTAATCACCTAAGATTTTTCTTGCCCACTCTTTCGGGTCAACTCTTTTTGTTGTTATCCGCATATCAGCAAGTTTGGACAATTCTTTGCTTACACGTGCAGGGTCAGCAGGCGGCGCAGGCAATTGCAGTTTTTCTACCGCAGGCGCTTGAAAACATAAATTTTTAAATTGAACAAGGTTCGGCGGTCTTTCGGGCAAATGATTCAACGCCCATGAAATTGCCATCATTGATTCTTTGCTCTGCATAAAGCCTAATAGTTCTTGTAGCCAAAAGGTTTTTATTTCATTCAATGGCGCTGTCCCCAAAGATGTTTGCCAAGCATTTCCGTATGTAAGCGAAAGTCGTTCAAAAAGTCGGTCAATGGGTTGAGTCATCTTCTATTCCTAAAAAATTGATTGATTCTGATGTTCTGCCTGTCATGGCTTCCCATTGTTTGCGCTTGAAATCGTAGTCTTTTTCAGCAAAAGATTTCTGTTCGCCTTTGTCTTTTAGCCAATCAGCTTTGAAGCCTGTCCAGCCCCTTGCACAACAAGTTTCTAATGCAGTCTGTAAGCTTACCCCTGCTTTGCTTGCTTCCCGTGCAATGCCATCAATAGCGGTCTGAGTAACTGCTGCTTTTTTTGTTTTACGCAAACTTAGCCAATCCTGCCAAACACTATCCGTCACGCCTTCGGGCGTGGCGACTGTATTCTTTGGTTTATGGTTTATGGTTTCTAGTTTATGGTTTATAGTTGCCTTAACGATGGGTTGCGTGTCGGATGCCACTGGGTTACCCACTGGGTTCTTTTTCCTACCGCCAAGGCGACCATTAGCCCTGTTTTTTTCTGCCATTGCGTGATAAGCAACAATTACATCTTCGCAACGGGCATGAAACCAACCATCTTCATGACGTTCAAACATGTCATTTAATACATCCCGAACCACTGCGGCTTCCACTCGGATGCGTCTGGCAACCCATTGGGTATCGACGGGTATTTTTTGCTCTGAATCGTAATACATATCCAAAAGTCGGCGATATGCCAAATCTTCTTCATTGGATAAATGCGCTGTGGCGGCTTTGTAGTCACCAATGTTAAATTGGTAGTAATGCATTTTGCAACCTTACGTTATCGGTCAGCGTTACAGAAAGAAGCATTGGCAGGGCGGTAACGAATCGCCTTTTCCCCCGCTAAGAGTAGCCAAGCCCACAAAATTATAAATTAAAAAGGCATATCGTCATCAGGAAAATCGCTCTTTTTATTTTTTTGGTCAGGATTAAAAGGCTCATTAATGTAAGCATATCCGTTCCAACCGCCTTCAATCAAAGGCAGCGAATCAAGTTTTAACATATCGCCGTTCTTAGTATCAATAATGACACCAATTTTTTGGTAGCGATTTTTTTGTTCGCCTTTGGAATTTTTGTAATTGCCGCTAATAACGGTGATTTCTTTAAGAACTTTAGACATTATTTACTTTCAATAAGTTGAGTTAACTGGCTTACTTGCACATCGACTTCAGCCAAAAAATTAATGATTTCTGCTTCCATTTCAGCAATGAATGCATCATCACGCGCAACGCGCTTGACAAACAATTGCGCCTTTGTAGGCATCCTTGGGTCAAACACGGCATAGTCGCACCATGCTCTTTGAGTACACGCCATTTGCATTTGCATTTGGATGTAGTATTTTTGTGGCACTTTGCCTGTTAGCAATGTGTCAATCATAGTTGCCGTGTTGGGACATTTAATTTCAACAAGCCCATCATCATCAACAAGCCCATCAGGTGATGCGCCTGCCCAATGAATTGTCGGGTGCTGCACAAAGCCTATTTCCTCAACCATTGTTCCAACAAGCGCCTCATACGCTGCCCGTGCAAATGGTTCTTGTGCTGTTCCCCAATCCATTGCAGCGTTGCTAAACGAATCTAACTTTGTGTTGGTGATGCGTTCTACAACAAGTTGCGCCATGTAGTTATCACGGCTTGTGCTGTATCCGCTTTTGGTCTTTGCCATCAAATCAGCAACTTTACTTGCAGTCACTTTGCCTAATCTTTGAGCAAACCATTCTTCTGTGCGCTGGTCATCAGACATTTTTTAATTCCTTCACACGTTTGTTTTTAACTGCAATTACTTTTGCTTGCCAATTTTGGTCACCATCGCAACAGGCATAAGCGCCGTTATAAGCAAGTCGTAATTCATCTATGGTTGCACAAGATGCCATAACAACTAATTGTTGTTCAATAAATTTGACGTTTGGTTCTGCGGGTTGCACCACTTCGCGTTTGCGTGATGCAGCATTGCCATCATCATCTTCGGGCGCTATGCCACAAGCCGCCATTAGGCTATATCTACGCGCATAGGTCAATGCTGACCCATACCCCTGCGGGTCTTGCTTTGCGGCAGGAACGTGCAGTTTTCCGCAATCAATGACTTCACCCGATTCGTGAATAAATGTGGTGCTGACAATCACACCATCATTGCATTCATGCAGCACTTGTATCAGTGCAATGCCGTTATCGTTTAGTGCGTCTACAACCGCTTCAACGCAAGCAGATAAATCTGCATAGCGTGAACGAAAATGCGGGTTAGTGCTGCTCTTGAGTGCTGGTCCAAATGCCTTTTGTGCTTTGACCAATGCTGTTGCGATTTGTTTCATAATGCCCATCCGTAAACTAAAACGTATGCTAAAGAAATGCCAATAAACATGGCAAGAGAAATGTTTGCAAGTTTTTTCATGATTTGTCCTAAAGATGGGGGACAAAGCCCACGTGTTAATTAAGCAAGCAAAAGTTCTTCGGCTTGCGTTTTCATGCGGTCGCCATTGCCAAACCAAGCATTGTTCATGCGCGTGTCTACGTTGTGTCCACGCTCATGGTCAACGTATTGGGTAACAGCATTGAGCAAGCCCCATTTAGTACCATACACGCCGTAGTTGTTAGCACCCATGCCTGCACCATCAAACAATTCCATTACACGTTTAAAGCCCCGTGATTCTTTGAATGTGTTTGTCTGCTGGTTGTATGCAGCAGGGAAAAGTTCATTGGTAAATTGCTTGGCGTATTCGCTGCTTACACCTTGTCGGGCAAGTTTGCGATAGTTGTCCATCATCCCATCAAACCCGCCCACTACCAACCCAAGGCGGTCACGCATCAGGCTTGCATCAAACCTTGCGCCGTGCGTCAGGTTTACCCTGCTTGGCGCGCCTTCGCTGTCTGCCATTGACAATGTGTTGTTGCATACAACCCGAATGCTGGTGAACTGACCTATCGTTGCAGTTGACCCGTCAAACGATGTGCTAAGTAGCAAGTACCCGCGCACAGCATCATCTTGCAAAACAACCGCTTCACGATTCACGTTAGCTAATGCCCAAATGCGTTTGCCGCCCTTGATAGCACCAGCAACTTCTAATGTGAACCCGGCGCTTTGTGCCAGCGTGTTAAAAAAGTCTAAAACTTCTGCGGGTTGATGCACCTTGTAGCGGTCTGTCACCACGCCCAAAGGCGTGTTTGTGTCACTGCGATAAATGACTTTTTGATTGTCCATTTCGCTGTAGTTTTGCCCGTCCCATGTAAACATGATGGGCGACAACTTTGCTTCCCAATCTAGCCCTGCCTCTTTGCGCCACACATCAATGGATGCGTCCGCTGTGAGTTGCTGACCAAGCCCATGCCAAGGCTTTTGCCCTGCATACGCGATTTCGGCTTTGCCGTTTGTGCTTTCGATTAAATGTGCCATTTGCTTCTTTCTAAATAGACCCCAAGGGATTCGGGGCATGAGTGAATTATAACCTAGATTACATGGGGGACAATCCCCGTTTGATTTAAATTGAGTGTTTTGCTGAAACTGGTATGTAACCGTACTTTTTCCACTCCATCCTAATAAGTGGGCTGTACGGGGTCTTGCTGTTGTCCGCGCTTACCATCGCACCATGAACTTGACTGCGAACTTCATAAATTTCTTTTTTGCTCATTTTGATTTCCTTTTTAAAGACCCGTTAGGGCAAAGACGGGGGACAAGCCCCCGTTTAATTTATTTTGTACACCCATCGCAATTGCATAAAATTACGCTGTCTTTGGCATATTGCCGCAATTCCCTCATTGAATCAAAACCCATCGTGTGGCACAGGTCTTGTTCATCAAGACGAAACCCATTAGGCAAATTTAAGATGTAAACGCCATCGTCAGTGTCTACGTCACGGGAAACATTAAGTTTGTATTTCATAATTTGCTTTCTAAATAGACCGCTACGGGATGTTGCGGCATGAATGAATTATAAGCTAGATTACACACCTTTAAAGACCTTTTTACACTTTTTTTAAAAATTTTTTAAATGGGTTTTGCGTTCTTGATAGCTTTTATCAATGACCAATGGGTGTAAGTTGCGTTATAATGCGGCATGGAAAAATCAACCGCAATCAGACTAGCAGGAAGCGTACAGGCGTTAGCAGACTTGTTGGGTGTAAGCCGCCCTGCAATTTACCAATGGAAATTGGAAATGCCTAAGATGCGGGTGTTTCAACTCAAGACGTTGCGTCCTGAGTGGTTTGCATAACGGGGGAAAGCGGATGCTGTCGGCGTACCTGCGGGGATGTCCCATAGTGCAGCGAGTACCTCACCTATAAAGTGAAAAATGACAGATACGCCAAACTTTAAAACATGGGAAAAAGATGAATTGACAAATTGGGCAACTCATGCCTATTTAACCATTCAATCCAACCAAAACGAAATGCAAGATTTGCGTATCAAGATTGCATCGGTCATTGAACAAATGCAAAGCGTTCGCAAACTGCTTGCCAGCGTTGTTGACCCGCTATGATAAGAACAAGGCGCGTTCATCTTTGCGCCTGTTTTGCAGACCTTTAAGCGGTTTGCCGCCTGCCATGCAATATTTCAAAAGTTCGTCCGCAGCGCCTTCCATATTCCCGCGCAAAACCTTTTGACGTAGCGTTGAACGCTGGAGTGTCCCAAGCCCCACGTTAAAAGAAAAAGAAACAAGCCCATCAAACTGACCTTGTGTAAGAACAACAGGGCAGAATCGTTCCACGCCGAGTTCAAATCGTCTAAGGTCTGCTGCAAGTATTGCATCTATTTCCTCCATGCTCCATTGGCGGTCATCTTGCGATTTAAGCAAAAAGCCCATGCGTTGTTCAATTGGCAATTTGCCTTGTTCGGGATACAAAACATGACCCACGCCAATTGTATGCAGCAAAGCACTGCACCGATATGGGCGCAGTCTAGTGCCTTCGTGATACTTGATGGCTTTAAGTGCTTTTGCAGATACGTTCATTTTTTCACCATGCTTTGTACACAGCCAACTTTGTAGCCAAGGTCGCGCCATTCTTTAGCCGCCCGTTGGCAAGCGGCTTCGTATTCAAAGTAGCCAACAATAAGAATGCCGTTCATGTTAATGCCCGTCACCAAGACAAGCGTCCAAGTCATTTTCCAAATGCTCTGCCACCAAAGTGAAACGCCACAATAGACGCAAACAATGCTTGCGTATTGCTATCCCACAGTTTTTCAGCTAATTGCGGAAACTCAATGCCCCTGTTGTATCCGTAAATAAACAAACCAACATCTACAAACACCAACAGAAAAAAGAATCCAAGCGTAATAAAAGAACGCACGCCAGCACGCAAATCTTTCATCCATTGGCTTGTGCCTTCGTTCAATGATTCATCATGTTTGTAAATAGCGTTCATTTCTGCCACTTGAGCATTAACCAAATTTTC